AGTTAATATATATGAATATAAATGGAGGCCTTACAACTTAATGGTCGGGTCATTTTATTCAGAACTATGATGTAAAAACATCCTTCTCTTTTACCTATATATACTAAAGGCGAATTAATAAATGTGCCTAAGCACATTAAAAATGCGCCTTTACCCCTGAACAGGGGGAAGTCCGGCTCGACTTCTGTGAATAACCCCTATTCAAACTTCGTAAAAGGGGTATGAGTTTCACTACACTCATTGTATGTTTTTAAAATATCTTCATACTTAAGATATGTAAACAAGTGTTGGGGCACTTGCTTAAGTTCTTCCTGGAAGTCAACAAAACGCTTCTTACCATGTAAAAAGAAATGTTTTTGAGCATCCTCCAGAACAACTTTTGCATGCTGCTCATTTGTTAGAGCACCTGGCAAAATCCATGACAGACTTTTATAAATTGAACTCTCAGCAAGTGGTGCAATATATTTACCAGAATCTTCACTAATGGTAAAACCACGTTTTAAAAAATCACATTCCTCTATTGAATCTCTCAATTTAGGCGGTTTTGTCTTATCAACACTATCAGTTAACAAAAAACCAAGTGCACCACAAGCTCTAGCAATGTTAACGTCATTATAAAACCGTAATGCAGTTTCGGACACCGTATTGATGTTATCATCACCAAAATTGCCCAATCTGCTATGTTTATAAAACAGCAATTCTGTTGGCGGAACACGTAAATACCAATCTGATACTGGCATGGCTAACTCCTCATTGGGTAAACCATGAAACATATATGCAGCTTCATATATCATTATTTCACGCGTACTCTCAGGTAGACTATTAAAAACTGATGTTCCAAGTCCACCAGAAGCTTGTTCTTCCGTAACAAAAACATCACCACATGCATGAACACCATGTCGTATATACATTGGTATCAAAGCCCATAATATTTTAATGTCACGATCAAGCCAACCACTACGACGACAATGCTCCCAACAAATTTCAGGACCAACAAAAGTCTCCCATAATTTATTGTCGTAATCTTTAAAGTCACCATTCTTGACCTTATGTTTACCAATGGCTTTCATCCATTTAGCAAAGGAATCCCATTCGTCACTAGTAGCATTAATACCAACCTTACAATCAAATACATCACGATGTTGCTGGCACCAAGCTAAATAAGGGCCAATGTACATACGCAACACAACTAAAGCTGCCAATTGACTACCAGAAAAAACTCTAACACGTGCTTCATCATTCTTACTCTTCTTAATGGGCTCATCTTTCAAAGACCAGGTAAACAACTGCATTGGTGCAATACCCAGTTCCAATTGGTCCAACATGAACTCTATATCATCATACACTTCCAATGGCAATTTCAAATCCCTACCTGGATCACCAAACACTCGTTCACGTTTGGGTCCACGGTATGGATAACCACATGATGAATTCAAATTCATTGGTTGTAAACCCGCTGATTGATCACCAATTATCGCTTGATCCAATGAATATGGCTTTGGCACATCACACCTACGCAAATTCCACATATTCTCAATCACTTGAGTTTGAGCTCTACGTAACAAAGGCAAAGATGTAATTTGAGGTGTAGTTAATACTGAACTCAATTTAACCAAGTAAGGATTCAGCCATTCACCAGTTATTGCGTCAATCCTTGGTGCAAAAATTGGTCTAGTGATATTTGGTATATGATGTGAAAAATAAGGATGCAAAATTGACTCACGTACACTTGCCTTATTAATACCACCTTTATGACTAACATCAGTACCTAATAACGCAATGGGTAAATTTCTAGTACCTAAATTAACAACATGCTTAAGTATAGAATTTTCCTTAAAAGCTTCAATAGGAATCCTTCTTCGTGAACACATTTGATCCGAAACCGGTTGTTCCGCAACTGGCAATGGTTGTGTATCATCAAACGAACTTAATAGGGTTATAATCTTTAAATCAGCCAATTGGAACACACCTGCCAAATTGGGTGTGATACCGCGATGTATACCCAAAATGCCAACTTGATTAGCCAACTCAAATACTATAGCTGAACCACTACAACCATCTTTACAAACGCCTGCATCTAATTGCGTTTGAGTAGGTTTATAAGAAAAAGGGCTAATCATACCACCCTGGATTGGGACTGGACTCCAATCTACATCTAACTCAAATTTATCAGCAAAGGTTAACATGTAAATCTTAGGCTTACCAGCTATAGTGCCATTGGTATGAATCCAACGTGTCAAATCTTTGGTATACCTCAAAGGAGAGCCTATACGTATAACACAATTGTCGCTTGGGAGACCAACACGTAAAACATTCTTCTGTTCAATATGGAAGTCAAAGATCCTACCATCCCGCTGTCTAACTTCAAATAAAAATACACCATCTTTAGGAATACTATGATTATTACACCAAATATTACCCAAAATTTGAACACCAGTGGCACGATTATTATTTACCTTAATTTGAACAACCTGGGCATGGATATTATTCATAACAGATGGCACAATATTCGGGGCAATAATTGGTGTATTAAAACCAACAAAGGTAGCCCGTTTCCAAACATCACCTTTTGGTTTGCCAAAATCTGGCACTGAGGGCGGAACAGATAGTCGAAGATTTAATTTGTCATGCGCCATTTGAACATCACTTGGAATCGGATCAAACGCAACCTGATCCTGAATGTTCATTTTAGATGACATGCGCCAAAGTTTATATCCAACCAGCAAACCAGAAATAATAGTTATTGGCACAATATTCTTCCAGACATCATCAGTTACCTTCCTACGATAATACTTTCCAATATTTTGCATATGTTTGATAACAACACGTTCAGTAAAAGTGTCAAAACCATGCACAGTTAAACCTGAACCTTCAACAAATATACCAAAACGGGTACCAAGGTAAACCATCAAACAATTAAGACGGCTACAAATGAATGAATACAATGCGACCGCACCTGAGTTATCAGCAACCTTCTGAATTGCTATACCAGATATGTCTGGTTCAATTGTAAACATCATGTACAATAAAAAATAACTCACGAACATATGGTATATAACACTATATGCAAATGGTAAAAATAATGACATAAGGTGCACAGAATCAGCCAAAAACCAAAAATCTTGTACAGGATAAATCACATGTTCAGCGACAATGAGAGCAAATAATAAAACACAAACAGAACCAAATGGTAAACTATACAAAGCTAAAGATTTACAAGCCTCCTCAACAACTGGTACTGTCACCAATAATGAATAAATAGAATTACCAGAAGCAGTAGGAAAATGCTTCTGAGCTAAATCATTCACTAAAGTTGGATACCAGAAAAAAGTAGGCAATCGCCTATTAACCCTAGCAAGTGAACAAGTTCTACAAGTGTAGTCAAGAACACCATGCTCACACCTAACAATAGTTGTCATTTTAGCCAAATATTCACGATTGCGTTGATCCTCTTCCACACAAAAAGGTAACAACCATGTATAAAAATCAGCCTCAGCTGTATTACCATTAAAGGTCTGCGCAAATACAACATGATTAGTAGCCCCACGTGGGCGTTTAATTTGTACTTTCAAAGTTTGTGAACCATCATCTTCCAATATGACTTCAACACATATCGGAAAACGTCTTTCCAATGCCGCTTGTGACACAAATAATCCTTGGGCTATACGTTCACTATTAGAAGTCGCAATAACCAATTTAAAGTTAGCAAACATCTTACCCTTATCAGCTAAGTCAGCCTGATTCAACATCTTAGGCGACATACCAGGAATACCAATAATGGTTTCAATAGCCTCAGGTGGGATTTTAGCAGGATCTATTTGACCCAAATCATCCAAGAAAAGTACCTGTTGATCAAGCATAGCATCCCAAAACTTTGTAGACATATCTTTACAATACATATTGCCCTTAAAACCCAAACGTTCACCTATTGCGTTTGCAAGTTTTTGGGCCATACTGGTTTTACCCCCACCTGGATTACCCCACAATATAATACAAACTGGTGGTTGTCGCCAAACAAACATATTCTGCGTAACTTTTGCAGTCTTATAAACCATGTCCAACTGTTGCAATCTGTTATTAATAGCAAAACACGTATGTGGAGAAAATTTCTGAAATCGCTTGACTAGTAATTCCCCCTCCATAGTACTCTCTTCTAAATGACGCATCAATCGAATATGCTTCATATGCACTTCTTCATTTGGCAAACTAGGAAAAGTTGTTATTATCTCTCCTGGTGTTCGACCCGAATTACAAAGCTTATCAACACGTTGAATCCACTCATAACCGGGATCCTGATTGCCAAATAGCAAACCAACATCTTTAGCCTTCATAGCGGGTATCACCCTTGTTATCATCTCAATAGTGACATCCAAAAGACGTGAAGCAGAGTCAATGGCTTCAGCTTTATTCAACCAAGAAAACAATATATTCTTCTCAATATCAATCCCAGTCAATGCTAATAAAGCTGTCATTGGACCGATACTACAAAGACCTTTAAGCTTTGTCCAAATTGGGCTATCAATGATAAAAACTGAATTCTCACCACCAAATATCCAATTCAGCAAACGGGTAATAGCAGGATGATTTTGATCGCGCACAGGGGCATCAGACTCTGGCATAGTATTAGCTGCACATGTGGGGTAGCCAAAAATAATCTTACCTTCGTGTTTACAATATTGAATACCATTGTAAACACCAGCGGCGACCAAACCCCCGACTTCACAAATATATTCAATTAAATAAGCCCCAAGTATTTTAAGTACTTCAGCAATAGTACCAACAATACTAGAAATTTTAACCTTCCAAACTGCAACCAAATAACTAGTAAATCGAACAACAGCATTTAACATACTACCTTGACCAATGATCGCATTCCACACTGGGGTTAAAGCATCATACAATGAAACTGCATGAGCAACCATTGTGCCAGCTTCATCAAATAAATCTGAATGTTTATATGAGTCAACACCATCACACAATACATCAAAAATGTCATCGGTTACACCCTTTCGTGGTTCAGCAAAGGTTTGTCGAGGTACACCCATTGGATCACCAAGCGGGTCACCAAGAATTGGGCCACGCATATCTCGATGAAATTGTTCAAGATTATGGTGCTCATAGAAATCTCGCTCCACATCTATATCGTGGAAATGCACATGTTTAACTTTAGGTAATTCTTCCTCTAAATCATCTTCATCTTCTTCGGGAATTGGATAAATTTGCTTGCGAAAACCCCCTGGTATAATATCTGGAAAAGCAGGAACACTTTTAACCACATCCTCAACAAAAGGTTCTGTGGCACTAGATATTGGTTGTGTATTACAACGCAACATTTGATCATGCACACGAACATGTGCCAATTGCTTTTGTCCATCTATAGAACCAACATCATGCAACGTCAATATCTGATTAAACCAGGCATGTCTTTCCTCTGGCTCAACATTAGGATTACAAACTTTTAACTCATGCTTATAATTCTTATACATACCTCTAGAATAATAATACCCCAAATTATCCATGGAATATGGTAAATCTTGTTCAGACAAACTCCGTTTAAAACGATGATAACCACGACACTCTGGTATCATCCTATTATTCTCCCAGTCAGTCATGATATAAAATGCATTCCAATAATTAACATGAGGACCATCAAACATCACTAACCGATCACCACGTGTTGAATATCTAACTGCCATTATAGCATCAAATGCACGCCAATCACGTAGATCATAACCATACATATCCATCAAATCTTCGACTTCCATCATAGGTACGCGTGAATTATCAGTTGAAACCGACAAAGAATCCACCTCACTACCATACCAAACTATACAACGTTCAGCCCATTCTACTGTCCATTGCTTCCACCACATAGGTATACGATTAAAACGCATAATTCTGAAACACAATAAATTCAAACCGTCATCTAAATCATCATGTTCCCAATCAAGCTTCTTGATCAACATCCAGAATTGCTCATTCTCCAAATCGAGCACTGGTTGTCGAATATCTTGTGGAATACATACAGTTCTTGTAATCAAGGGATTGCCATAAAGGAAAATTACGTAACGGGCATCATCATCTGTATGTAAAGTTTGAAAATGGATTAATTCACCATCAGAATTAAAAAACTCAGGGTCAAACTTCCCTTTTGCCAATTTCCTTCTCCGTGGCATACGGATTGTATGTTGTTTAAAGTGGTTATAATGCATATCACGCTTAAATTTAAGTCGACGTTCATGCTTAATTTCAAGCGGTTCTGCATCAAACTCACCATTCCAACAACGCGCGTTATAAATTGTTGAGGATGTACTTCCTCGCCTACGTCTGCTAACGGCAACAGACCTACCAACTTTATCTTGATTTGGATTAAAATTGGTTTGCGTAGGTTTGAGCATCTTCT